CCCTCAGCGGAATACGCCCCCCTCTCTCCCCCCACGCCTTACACCGCCCCGCAAATATTGAATTAAAAATCCGCCACTGAAAATCGTATAGCTGATTCCGCACAAGATCATATACAAAGAGCGAAATTATCTCACGCCAAAACCGAAGGAGCGCATAACTTGACTGCACTTTTTTGACGTAATAAAACCTCTTCACAAGCCAAGTAGTTCCTTCATGGAGAGCAACGTAAAATGCACACAACAATAAAAACACTTGTGACAACACGGGACGTAGTCGAGGACATTGATAGCGTGCTGAGCTGCATCGGTGTAGCCGTTATCGCCAGACCATTACAAACGAAAGAAATGGAAGGCTTATTGGCCATTCTTCAATGGTCTGGAAAAAGACTGTGTGAATGTTCGCAGGAACTGGGCACAGTCATTGATCAACTGGGCAGCGTTCCCAACTGATCGAACAGCTCACGCTGTTGAGCCCTGGGCAGATCACGTAGTCGGTCGAACAAAAGTCGGTCGACGACTTCCGCGGACGGGCTCAAGGTGTGAGAGAAAGCCAGCGTGGTCACCCAGGTGTGACCACAGCTGACGGACAAGCACTGGCAGTACAGTCTGGCGAACGTCACAGACAGTTCATCACGCTTGCCGATGCGTGCTTTTCCGCCGCACTCCTTACAGTAAATTCGCATAGTCCCACCCGTCGTATCCACAGGCCGCTATTTTGCCACACAACATATGGGGTATGTGTGGGTGAATAGACACTATAGGGAGTGGCCTGCCTTACGCTGCCACCACTGGCTCCCGCCAAGCTATCCGCCGATCGGCTCGCAGGCTGTCATTCACCTGGATAAACAGCTGGCTGATCGGCCGGATTTCGTTGTTGGTGTAAACCCGATCAATCTTTTCGATATCGCCGAAGCCGGCGGCGTTCTCCGGCATGACGCCGGCCAGTGCCGGGTTCATGCGCCAGGCGGCAATCACGTCGTTACGGGTTATGTTCTTGATCCGTTCGAATTCATCTTTAGTGGCAATGTCGCCAATTGGAATAATCTGTATCGCCTTGTCCGTGCCGCCCGGAATATTTATAAACATCGAGCGAAAGTTTCCCACACCTTTTGTACCCTGCATCTCTGTTTTTAATTTTGCTTCATCGTCGTCCGACATGTTCGGGTCATTGGTATAAAAAATAAACCCAGCGTGTGCACCGTTGTTGTAATAACGACGACGGAACAAAGTCGCCGACTCATTCAATAACAATGCATGCATGCCGCCCAGGTAATCGGGCACCCCATAGATATTCTGTTCTACGTCGTAATCCATTACATGCTCGACTTCGTCTTCTTCGAAGTGCAGTTCCTGGCCGTTCGGTAACAGCATTACAAAGCCGCCCCCGACTTTGCGGCGCATGTTAAGCGCGGGCAGATGCTGCAACTCAATCACCTGGCCAATCACGTTGCGGATGCGCTGAAAAAACGCATCACCAAAGACCATGAAGTCCAGCGAGGCGCGGCCCATGGTCTGCGCGCTGCACCCGGCCGACGGAATGAAGTCACGCAGCAACAAGTTGCGCTTGAAACGCGGAATCGTGCCGTGGTGGGCATTGGCGCGCAGCAGCTTGGCCAGGCCGGTGCGTGACACGGGTGGTGTGTAGATCCGCCCGTCGTTGCCGGCGAACACGCCCAGGTACTCGCCCATGTTGGTGGCCAGCACCGACTCGGGGGCGCCAAAGCTGAACGCCTGCACTTTGTGGGGAGTGGCCTGGTCCTGCTGGGTTGGCTCTTGCATGGCTGCCTTCTAGGGTTGACCAGCGGCTGCGCCGCTTTTTGTTGATGTTGAGGGGTTCATGGTGCAGGGCGTGCATGACGGCCCAGGCGATATCGGCGTGGCCGGTGGCGTCGGTACGCGAGGCGCTATAGGTGATCTGACCGCTGTTGGTCGCGCCGCGCTTGATCGTCAGGAACGCCGAAGCGATGTCGTTCCAGCCGGCGTCCCATTCGATGCGACGACCTTGGATGGTGTCCTGCGCCTTGAGCACCAGGGTGTTTTTGGTTTCCAGGCTGTAATGAATCGGCGTTACACGCGGGTAGAAGTCGCGCACCGAGTCGAACACGCCGTAGCCCACACCGGTGATGTCGATGCCGATGTGCTGGACGTTGAAGCGTTCGGTGATCTTTTTGACCTGCGCAGCCTGGTAGGTAAAGGAATGCCCCCGCCAGCTGTACTTCTCCAGGATGCGGAACTTGCCGCCTTGTTCCAGCGGTGGGGCGACCACCACACAGGTGGCGTCGTCGCGGGTGCGGCTGGGGTCATAACCCAACCACACCGGGCTGTTGCCAAACGGACGCGCCGCCTTTGGATCGGGGTCGTAGTCTTTCCACAACGACAGGTCGGAGTAGCAGCGTTCCAGATCCGCCAGGTTGAACGCGCTCTGCGTGCTGTCGATGAATTGGCACAGGTACAGCTGATTGAACTGATCGTCGGAGTTTTCCAGTTGCAGCTGCTCGAGGTCGAACAGGTCGCAGCCACCGGCGATGGCGTCGTGGATGGTGATGATCTTGCGCCACTGGCCGTCCGGACAGAGCACGCCCTGGCGCAGCTCGGCCTCGCCCGGGAATGGCAAGCTGGCCTTTTTGTGTTTGCCGCGCTTGAAGGTGTCGCCGGTCCAGAACGGATAGGCCTGATGGCTGACCGCGCTCGGCGTGGAGAAATAGGTTTTGCGCCACTTCTTGTGGGTGGCCATGGCCCCCGACAACGTGTTGAGCTTTTCGAAATCGCGGATCCAGAAATACTCGTCGACGTAGACGTGCCCGTGGTGCCCCTGGGCGGTGCTGCTGTTGGTGCTCAAGAAACGCAGCTCGGCGCCGTTGCTCAGGATGATCGGGTTACCGGTCAGCTCCAGGCCGAACCACTCGCGGGCAAACTTGATGATGTAGTTGCGGAAAATCTCCGACTGGGCGCGGCTGGCCGACAGGAACATCTGGTTATCACCGGTCAGCACCGCGTCCATGAACGCTTCGCCGGCGAAGTAATAAGTCAGGCCGGTCTGGCGAGCCTTCAATACGTTACGGATCCGGCACGTCAGCGGATTCAGCTTGGCCGCGAACAGCTCTTTCTGATAGCCGAACAGCTGGCTGGTGAACTTCTCCAGGAAGTCCACTTCGGTCAGGTGACTGATGTCATTTTTGACCGCCTTGCCTTTCTTTTTTTTGGCGTCGTCACCCTCGCGCCGAGGCGAGCGGCCTTGGCGTTCCGGACGTTCATCGCTGACTTGTGCTGCAGGCTCGTCAGGCTGTCGGGGGGCAGGTTTCACGGCCTGTTTCTGCAGGCGCTCGCGCACATTGAGCAGGCGGTCGAGTTCATCCAGTTCGGGTTTGGTCAGCGTCTCGATCTTTTCCAGAATCAAGGTGATCCGGCGAGCGACGGCCGTTAACGGTTCTTCACTCGTTAGCAGGTCGTCCCAGCCGCCCTTGGCGATCCAGTAGTAGACGATACGGATGTTGGACAGCTTGAGTTGCGCCTGGATTTCACGCGGCTTATAGCGGCGCAAATACAGCTTTTTGGCGGCGTCTTTGACTTCAGGTAAGTAGGGCATGAGCCGCAGTTTATGCACCTGCCCCCAGACAAACAGGCCCTAACATTCCGCGTCATTCCTAGTTCCTGAAAATAGGAATGACGCGGAAGGGAACCGTTTGTCCGGGCGATTTTGGCTGCTTATCGTGGCGGCCATTGCAACCCGAACCGAGCGATTGACCGACATGCCTCGAACCTTTGTCACTGACTGGAAACGTGTCGCCACCAGCGGCAAGACCATTGATGGTCGCACCATTGATGCGCAGGACTTGCGTGACATGGCCGCCAACTACGATCCGGCGACCTACACCGCAACCATCTGGTACGAGCACATCCGCTACTTCGGCAGCATGGGCACCGTCGTCGAGGTGAAAGTCGAGGAAGTCGCCGGGGACAAGGTCGCGCTGTTCGCCAAGCTGCAACCCAATGACCGCCTGCTGGCCATGAACAAGGACGGCCAGAAAATCTTCAGCAGCGTCGAGATCCAGCCGAACTTCGCCGACACCGGCAAGGCCTACCTGCGCGGTATGGCCGTCACCGACGAGCCCGCCAGCCTCGGCACTGAGCCATTGCATTTTTCCCGGCGTGCCGATGCGGGCAATCACTTTGCCAACGTGGAGCAGCTGGACGACCTGACGCCGGCTGTGGACTTTGACGACGCGGCTGCCGTGTCATTCTTCACCCGGTTCTTCAACAAGTTGGGGGTGATCACAGCGCCTCCCGCTGACCTCATCGTTCCACCCACTGAAGAGAACACTCCCATGGACGCTAAAACCGCCGAGGCCTTTGCCGCCGCCGTGGACAAGCTCGACACCGTGGCCACCAGCCTCGCGACGAGCGCCGCCACCTTCGCCAAACAACCGCCGGCCCCCATCGACATCGAAGAACCCACGGTCACCGTTGCCACCGCTATCACCGCTGATCAGTTCAATGGTTTGAAAGGTTCGCTGGATGAGCTGACCGAAAAATTCAACACCGCGCTCAACCAGGGCAAAGGCAAGACCGTGCCCCCGGTGATCGGCGCCACCGACGATCAAGAGAAGGTGTACTGATGAGCCTCAATAACGCTGCCCGCTTGAAGTTCGCCACCCTGGCGCTGGCCATCGCCGCGACCTATGCCGTGGCTGACGTGCATCAGGAATTCAACGTCGACCCAACCCACGCCCAGACGCTGAACGACAAAATCACCCTGTCCTCTGACTTCCTGCAGCGCATCAACGTGCTGCCAGTGAGCGAGATCAAGGGCGAGAAGGTCATGCTCGGTGTCAGTGGCACGGTCACCGGCCGCACCAACACGACCACTACCGACCGCGTGGCGCGCAACGTGTTGGGCCTGGATGGCCAAGGTTACGAGCTGTACGAGACCCACAGTGACGTGGGCCTGAAATACGCCACCATCGACGCCTGGGCCAAGTTCCCCGACTTTGCCAAACGCTACGCCGCTGCCGTGCAAAAACAGATCGGTCTGGACCGGATCATGATCGGCTGGAACGGCACCAGTATTGCCGCGACCACCGACCGCACCGCGAACCCGTTGCTGCAGGACGTGAACAAGGGCTGGCTACAGATCGCCCGTGAACAGGCGCCGCAACAGATCCTGGTCGAAGGCGCGACGGATGGCGAAATCCGGATCGGCGCCGGTGGCGACTACGCCAACCTTGACGGCCTGGTGTTCGACGTCTCGCTGATGATCGACGAAGAGTTTCGCGATGGCGGCGACCTGATCGCCATCATCGGCCGCGATCTGCTGGCTCACGACAAGGGCAAGCTGTACGCCGCCCAGGGCGACAAACCGACGGAAAAGGAACGCATCGAGATGGCCCAGGTGATCGCCACCTACGGCGGTCTGCCCTCGTTCACCTGCCCGTACTTTCCAAGCAAAGGCGTGGTCGTCACCACCTGGGACAACCTGTCGATCTACTTTCAGGACAGCAGCTGGCGTCGGCAGATTGTCGAAAACCCGAAGCGCTCCCAAGTGGAGGATTACAACGCCCGCAATGAGGGTTATGTGATCGAACAACTGGGCAAGTTTGCGGCCATCGAAGCGGCGAACGTTGTGCTGTTGCCACCTGCAGCGCCTGCACCATGAGCCTGGCGCTGAAACACAAACGCCGCGTGCTCGAACACGGCCCCGAGTCGACCGGCCAAGCGTACACCCCCGGCACGGCGCTGGCCGGTCCGGCCAATGCGCAAAAACACCTGGCGCTGATGGTCAGTGCCCTGGCCGAGGACTGCGCCAGGCTCTCGGACCTGAACGCCATGGAAGCGCGCCAACGCCTGAAGCGTGACGAGTTGCTGCCCAAGTACCTGGAATACGTGCAGCGCTACCGCGAGTCGGGGTTGAACCACTCGAACCCGGTGCTGATGCAGGTGATGGTCTGGCTGTTCGACACCGAGCAGTTCGAGCCCGCGCTGGAGCTGGCCGATTTTGCGATCAGCCAAGGCCAAGCCATGCCGGAGCGCTTTCGCCGTGACATCCCGACCTTTGTCGGTGACACGGTGATCGACTGGGCTGACGGCGAGCACAAGGCCAAGCGCAGCCCCGAGCCGTACCTGTCGCAGCTGCTGCAGCGAATTGACGCCAAGTGGCCCGGCTTGACCGATCCCGCCGCTGGTGACCCCCGCGAGCTGCCACCGCGTGCCACGCCTTGGGAGCTGTTCGAAAAAATCCCGGCGCGTTACCACAAGTTGCTGGGAATCATCGCCATGGAAGGCGAGCAGTGGGGCAAAGCC